AGGTGCTAACACGCATATCACGGTGTTCTATGGCTGATACAGAGAAGAGCATTAACCTAGTTGGACGCAAGCTAATGATTGCGATCCCAGCTTACGATGGCAAGCTGAACATTGATTCGGCCTTTGCCTTGTCCAATCTGACCGTTCAGGTCCAGTCGTTGGGGGTTAAGCTCTACCTCACGCACCTCTCGGGGTGCTCCCTTATTACGAAGGCACGCAACTGCTTGGTTGCGGACTTCCTGAAATCCGACGCAGACACACTTTTGTTTGTCGATGCAGACGTGGTGGTGAGCGCTGACGCTATCCTACGTTTGATGGCTCTGAGCCTAGACAAAGACATCACGGCTGGTATCTATCCTCGCCGTGGTATGGACCGCAAGTTCTTTCTCGACTACTACCTTGATGAGCAAGGTGCTCTGGAGTTTGATAAGAACGGCTTGATGCGCGTGAAGCGCATTGGCACAGGGTTCATGATGATCCAGCGTCACGTCATTGAGACGATGATTGCCAAGCATCCAGAGTGGGCTTATGACAATAATGTAGACAATCGTACAGACCACGCCATCTTTGACTTGAAGATTGTGAACGGTGAGTATTACGGCGAAGATTACTTGTTCTGCGACCGCGCTACTGAAGACGGATTCACAGTTTTCCTAGACCCCTCAATCAGCTTGCCGCACGTTGGCCAAGAGAAGTTCACTCGTGACTTCAACGAAGACGTGTTGCAGCCGTTGTTGGCCGAGCATTGCACTCCTAAACTGAAGGTTGTAAATGGCAACTAAAAAGAACCCCTCTTTGGCAGTTGGTCGTGGTGAGAAGCTACCCGTGTCTAAGGGCGCAGGTTTGACGGCCAAAGGCCGTGCCAAGTACAACGCTGCTACTGGCAGCAATTTGAAGGCACCACAGCCACAGGGCGGCGCACGTAAGAAGTCGTTCTGCGCACGCATGTCTGGTATGCCCGGCCCAATGAAAGACGAGAAGGGTAAGCCTACTCGTAAAGCTGCGTCTCTGGCGCGGTGGAAGTGCTGATATGACTGAGATTGAATTGACCGACCGCGAACGATTGGTGGCTAAGGAAGCTGCAAAGCTTGCCCTTGAAGAACTGTCGTCTGAGTTCTACAAAAAAGTTGGTAAGACTGTTGTGGAAAAGGTTCTGATTTGGATCGGCCTTTTGGCAGCAGGATATTTTGCGGGCAAAGGTTTGCCCTTTAGGGTTTGATATGCCAGCAACAAGTGAAAAGCAAAAGAAGTTCATGGATGCCGCGGCACACAACCCAAAGTTTGCCAAAGCAGCAGGTGTGCCTCAGAATGTGGCCAAGGACTTTAGTGAGAAAAGTAAAGGCATGAAGTTTGGCAAGGGCGAAACATCCCAACCCGAACGTCAAGGCGTTAACAACCCAAAAACTAACCACGGCGCACAAGCGCTATTTTCAAAAGGCGGTAAGACTATGGATAAGATGGACATGAAACAAGACAAAGCTATGGTTAAAAAAGCCGTAGGTATGCACGACAAACAACAGCACATGGGCAAGAAAACAAACTTGGCTAAGCTGGCCAAAGGCGGTGGCGTTGAGACCAAGGGTAAAACCAAAGGCAAGATGATCACTATGAACCGCGGCGGCAAGTGCTAAGCAAGGGGTAGATCATGGCAAAAGCAAAATATTCCTCGGTTGAACCGGTAGACTTTGCTGAAAACAAAGAAGGCGATATCCTTCCTGTTTTTGGCGAGTCCAATAAACCGTTTAAAGGCGGTTCTACTTATATTGGTAAGAACGCATCAACTGCCGGAGCTGGTCGTGGTGGTCAAGGTGGCCCAACAGCCAAACAAGCCGCACAAAACAGGGGCATGATGGACTTTACCGAAAGAGCTGTACGTGAGCAACAAGACTTTGACATGTACGCTAAAGAACGCCCAGAGCAAAAGTACGCCAAGGGTGGCAAGGTTAGCTCCGCCTCCAAACGTGCCGATGGTTGCGCCACTAAAGGTAAAACACGGGGTAAATACCTATGAGACCGAGTCGCGGTATGGGGGCAATAGCCCCGTCTAAGATGCCAAGCGGTGTCCGTAAAGCACGCCGCGACGACACTGACTTCACTCAATACGCCCAAGGCGGAAAGGTCGGTTTGTATGACAACATTAATGCAAAACGTAAAAGAATTGCTTCAGGTTCTGGCGAAAAAATGCGCCGAGTTGGTAGCAAAGGTGCGCCAACTGCTCAAGCGTTCGTGAACTCGGCAAAAACAGCGAAGAAGTAACCTATGGCGAACACATCCGGAACAACAGCATTTAACTTAGACCTGTCTGAGTTGATTGAGGACGCCTTTGAGCGTTGTGGTACAGAGCTGCGCACCGGATATGAGATGCGTACGGCACGTCGTTCGTTGAATCTTTTGACGATTGAGTGGGCAAACCGTGGCATCAACTTGTGGACCATTGACCAAGGCCAAATCGTAATGGAGACAGGGCAAGCCATTTACCCTATCCCCTCAGACACGATTGACCTACTGGACACAGTGACTCGTACGGGCTCAGGTGAGACTCAGACTGATGTGAACATTACACGCATTTCTGAGCCTACCTACATGACTATTCCGAACAAGAATGCAACTGGCCGGCCAATTCAGGTTTGGATTAACCGTCAGACAGGTTTGACGAATACGACTACGGTGACTCTGAATGGTGGTATTTCAGCCGTTGACACCACGATTACGGTGTCTGATGCCAGTCAGCTCTCTACTTCTGGGTTTATCAACATTGGCTCCGAGACTATCGTGTACCAGAACGTGTCTGGTAACCAGTTGTTGAACTGTTTCCGTGGCCAAAACAATACGACAGCTGCGGCTCATTTAACTGGCGCTGCGGTGTCTATTGCCAACTTATCTTCGATCAACGTGTGGCCCACCCCAAATGCACCGGGTAACCAGTACACGTTCGTGTATTACCGCATGCGTCGCATCCAAGATGCTGGTGGCGGTGTGAACATCCAAGACATCCCGTTCCGTCTGTTGAGCTGTATGGTGGCTGGATTGGCGTTCTACTTGTCGCAAAAAATTCAAGGCGCAGAGACGCGCATGCAATGGCTGAAAGCTGAGTACGAAGAGCAGTGGTTGTTGGCATCTACCGAGGACCGCGATAAGGCCCCGGATCGCTACGTGCCAAGGAACACGTTCTATGCCTAATCGTTTTTCCAGTGGCAAGTATTCCATTGCCGAATGTGACCGTTGTGGTCAACGGTATAAGCTGAGAGAGCTTAGGAAGCTTGTCATCAAGACGAAGCAGGTCAGTATCAAAGTTTGCCAAGAGTGCTGGGAGCCAGATCAGCCTCAATTGCAATTGGGCATGTACCCAGTCAATGACCCACAAGCGGTGCGAGAACCACGTCCAGATGTCAGCTACACAATGTCGGGCAATACTGGTCTTCAGGTGTTTAATACAAATAGTCCAGACAAACTTGCAGCTGGATTGCCCGCAGAGGGCAGCAGGAACATACAATGGGGCTGGAATCCTGTTGGTGGCGCATCATTTTTTGATGACGCTTTAACGCCAAATTACTTGGCTTTGGCTGTAGAAATTGGTACAGTTACGATAGCAACGACATAAGGAGTCGAACATGTCTTTTAAATCAGGAGCCGATGGCGTTACCAAATCAGGTAAGACTAAGGGCAAAAATCTCGGCGATAGCGGCCCAACCGTAGCCATCCAAAAAGATAAAGCTGGTAAGGGCGGCAAAGGCGGTGGTAAAACCAACGCTGACATGATGAGCATGGGTCGTGGTATGGCCAAAGTTGCAAACCAAAAGCGAGGTTAATCATGGCTAAATTCAGTCAAAAAATGATGGGCAAAGAAGTTGGCCCAGCCAGCGTCTACGCCAAGCCTCACACTATGGACGGCAAGCCTTTGAAGGCTACCAAGAAGACAGACCCAAACACTATGTCTGCCAAGCAAGTTAGCCCACGTACAACCGCAATGCGCGTGAGTGCTGGTGACCCTGCTGCCGATGACGTCAAGACCACTGGTATCAAAATCCGTGGCACTGGCGCTGCAACCAAGGGCTTGATGGCCCGAGGACCAATGGCCTAACATGACCTACGACGAACTCTACGCAAGCATCCAAGCGTACACGGAGAATACGTTCCCCGATACGTACCTTGCCGACGGAAGTTCTGTGTCTACTCAGACGCAGATTGACACTTTCATCAAGCAAGCGGAGCAACGCATCTTTAACACGGTGCAGTTTCCGTCTTTGCGTAAGAACGTCACAGGTACTACGTCATTGAACAACAAGTATTTGTCTTGCCCAAGCGACTTCCTCGCCTCATATTCGATGGCAGTGATTGACGCAACAGGATCGTACGAGTACTTGTTGAACAAGGATGTGAACTTCATCCGTCAGGCGTACCCACAGCCAACAGACACAGCCATCCCTAGGTACTACGCTTTG